AGTTTAAATCCCTCCAATGGCAAAACAATTGCGTGTAACTTTAGATCAGACCTTAACCCAGATTACAAAGAGAGTTGATGAAGACAACGACGAAACTAATGAACCAATACAACCAAAAGAACAAGAAAATATTCAAAGAGAAATAAATTGCATCCAAGTGGAATCATTCAATGATACAACGGTGAAATGTGAATTTCAAAGCCAATTTAGACAGTTAATCACATATCCAGTGCATATATTCTACATACACAATAATACATCATTTACCCAAGTCGAGGCAATCATTCAAGAAATTAACGATAGCCACGTCCACATTTTAATTATTTGCATTGATACAAATTTATTCAGTAAACATTTAGCTGGAATTTTAAATACACAATCGTTGCTGATATTTGCATTTAAACCAGTTTGGATCGGTAAAGCATTTGATTTTCTACTTGATTCAGGAGTTTTAATAGAACCAGTAACACATGAACAGATAAATTTTGACGAGATAATTGAAGGTATAGAAGCACGGAAACAAAATGACTCTATTGATGTTCATAACGTCCAAGATAGTATTGTACCTATGCTACAAAGTGGGCTTGTTGTCAGTACCATTTCGAATAATCAAGAATTTCATCACACTACATCTATATTACGCCATAACACACTCAAGAATGCTATATCAGATATGTCGGATGATGTTAATATTGTCAATGCTGTCACTAATCGCGATTTACGGGTACTTCTTCCATCAGTCGCTTCCAACACTACAGAGTCTCTCAGAAGTCAAGAATTACCAAGGCATTCTAAGTCGTTTCAATGTGACGCCAGAACAGTTAAATTTGTATCGCAAATTCATGACATCAGTTATAGAACAGGCAGAAGAATCCAAGAACACAGACTAGTTGATACAATTCCAGATAACGCTAACAACGCCAGCTATCACAATATTCGATATACTGTGTTAGGTAATGTTTTACTAATGGTACCGTATGATGACATGTTTCACATGTTTGAAGAGTACTCATTAGATTTGGCTTCCGTTAGTTTCGCGTTGAGTATCAAATAAGATGCGTTTCATCATGTTGTATTCTTGCTTAGGGTGAATCGGTTGCATTGCGTTGGCTACGGCTACCTGCGGGGTGTTCGGGGATTTTGATAATAGT